CTCTAGAACATCCGAGATTCCCGCTCTGTTAGAACTTAACAGTCCACGGATTATCTTCCTTTTGGAAGATAAGGCGGACCTACTTTTACGTGGCCAGGTTCCCTCTGTAAGTGACGTACATAAACCAAATATATTGTACGGAACACCTAGCGGAAGATGTGAAAAGTAATCGTTTTGCCAAGTACGTTCTTCACGTGCGAAAGGTATTGAAAGTAAAGCGCATTCGAGTGCTAGTCTGTTAGACTCTAAATATGGTAAAAGAGGACCTACAGGATAATAGTTAAGTGGAATACCACCCAAATCGGATGACAATCGAAAATCTAGATACCCTTTGTACCTTCTACCTAAAGATCTCCTTAGATACATATAAATAGTACGTTTACATGATTTAGTGTAATTATTACTAACTATAAAATCACGCGTTCTGGCAATAAGTTTTCCTATATATTTTGAGGTATCATTTGAACCTGTAAATAAGAAACGTACTGGAGTTACATCTAACCCTAACCAGAACATTTTACCACAGAAGACCGTACATGTTTTTGACACGACAGTCTTATTCTCTGAAAGTTTTAATCCTAGGAATTCATAACAGGACCTGAACTCTTCCAGCGTACCTATTCCCAGATAATCATCACCACATTGAACTCGATTTTGAGTTGGTCTCCCGAACTGTCGATAGACAGACCAGGATAGAACAACACTTGCAAGATCAAATGTTCCTTTCCATCCCATTAATGGTGGACAAAGGTTTTGTACTACACCATCTGGTCTTAAGACCCTAAGTCTACTACAATAATGAACGGCACCAGAAGCACCTAAGGCTTTTGCCATATACGCCGAAAGCTCAACATTTATCTCATCAGTGAAATTCGATGCGTCAACAGAAACTTTCACCTTGTTTTTATAATTACGAGACAAGAACTGGGCCACATAGTGGCCCCTTCCTTGGTCGTAATTACAGTTACCTGGTGTTTTTCTAAGGACGTCCGAAGCTCGCTTGTATAAGTTAACTGTATGAGCATACGGAGATGTATATGAACAAATACCTCGGTACTTCCCGCCAGCTTCAGGTATTATAGTAATCTTAGCGTCATAAGGCTGTTTGGTATAGTAATACCTTTGTACAGCATCAACGAGATCGTTAGGATACACTTTTTCTGCAGGATCGAATTTAAATAGGTTTTGATAATTTGGTACTGAGTATGCCGGTGGAACGAAGGGCCTGTATGGCTTCTTACCGACTAAACATTTCAAAGTATAACACCGTCGATCATAACGTATACGTTCTCCAGCGTGGCAATCTGAACCGGTTAGAGACAGATACTCAAGCATGGACTTATATAGAGGATTATCATCTGACATCTTAAATTCTAGGGGAACCTTTCCATTAGGCGTAGTTATACGTTTAATATAATCAGCTAAAGCACGTTCTCTTGCTTTTTTTGTGTCTCTAAGAAGAAATTTAGAGAAAGAAAGTACAGCAAGTATTCTAGATACTTCAATTGACTCCTTTTTAGAAGGTCTTTTCATTTTTCCAAGATCCCATAGTCGGTTCCAATACCAACTTAGAAACTTAGGACATAGCACACCGTCTGCATTTACTCTCAACCTCTCGCCAACAAAGAACGTCTCTGGTGAACGATCACCTGTAACATCCCCAGCTAAGTACCGTAAACCATATATAGGATATGGACGCGTCTTACTGAGAAAACCAATGCCATTACAAAGTAAACAGGTTCTCATATATCTTAAATAAGATTTACGAGCCTGATGAGGAGCTCCTGTCTGCCGCATCACTGCGGCAAACAAGCTAATGAACGTATTAACGTCCACTAGCCATTTAGAACGGGAAACCGTTTTATAATTCTTCGGGCCGAAGCCCTTAGAACTAGTACTATTACTATAAGTTTTAGTATTAGACATACGACTCCCTTTTTCTAATAGAAATTGTGAGTAC